TTCGAATCCCGAAATGAAGGTATCCACTGTCATCGCAAACCTGCGGAAGCGGCAGGGTGCATACGAGGAATTCACGCGGGAGAGAAGCCAACGGGCTCGGATGTTATTCCATCCCTCGATGATGCGGGAGGCCATAATGCTCGAAGCCGCGCGGTATGAAGGGATCGCTATCGGGACCCGGTGGGCCAAAGAAGACCTTTTAAAAGTTCGAACCTCGAAATGAGTGTCCCAAACAAAGACCTTGAGATTGCGGTCATGGCAGACCCCTTTGACCCCTATCGCGAACGGGTTCGCGTGAGTCATAAACCTACCGGGGTAATGGTCTCGGTGTCGCATCTGAGGACTAGGGAAGAAAATTTCAAGCTTGCTGTCACCCTAATCGAATTAGCTATTGGAGTTTAAACAAAAGAAAAAATGAAAATCACTTCACTCACAATATCCAACATCGGAGCCATCGCTTCCGAAGTAATCCCCCTCAACAAACCACTTCTACTTTTCTATGGAGAAATCAAACAAGGCAAAACGACAATCCTCAACTGCGTGCGCTGGGTCTGCGGGGGCGCGTATCCCGCCGACATCATCCGCGCTGGGTTCGCGGAAGCGTTCGTCGAGCTTACTTTTAATGATGGCTCTTTGCGCCGGGAGTTCTATAGGAACCGGACCGGCGGGGTTTCAGACCGACCCATTCAATTCGTCAGAGCCGGAAGACCCGTCGCAGGGCCGGTCGCCGAAATCAAAAAACTCCTGAATCCTTTTCTGCTCAATCAGGATTACCTGCGCAACATGACGGAGACCGAGCGCAAGAAGTTTTTCTCCGACCTTTTCTCCGCCGACACCGCGCCGCTCGATCTGGAGTTTTACCAAGCGGGCAACAAGGCGACGATTCTCCGGAGCAAGCTGACCGGCTACGGGAACATTGATTTAACCCCGGTGGAACCGGCGGATGCCGCGTCATTGAAGGGAACGCTGGCGAAGCTGAGGGAAGATTATGAGATAAGCCAAAAAGACCGCGAGTCCAGTAATCACCAGATTCGAGAAAGCAACAAGCTGGTGGAGTGGCATGCGAAAATCGTCCGGGATTCGGTGGAAGCTATTTTTAAACTGGAGGAGCAGTTGAACGCGGCGCGAAAGGCGGAAGCGTCCGCCCGGGAGTTTTTAGTCAAAAACGAGAGACACGACGAGCTACCTCGTTTTTCTCCTCCAGACACGAGCGCCCTCGAAATCCAAATTCAAAATGCCGCAGCACAGAACGTGCTCGCCGCGCAGTATCAAAAAAACCTCGCCCGCGCAACGGAGCGCGCCCGGGACGAGCAAGAGCTATCGAACCTCGAAGCGCGCCAGAAGGCAATCAAACAGGAAAAAATTTCGAAGCTGGCCGAATCCGCGTCCGGTGTCCCGGGACTTTCCTTCGACGAGGATGGCAACTTTTCGTATCAAGGTGTCTCCGCCGGGATGTTATCCACCGCGCAGCTTATGCAACTCTCGTCCGCTATCTCCGCGCTTTATCCGGAAGGGCTCGGAGTTGAGCTACTGGATCGCGGGGAATCCCTCGGCAAATCCATTTTCGAATACATAGAGCGCGCGAAGGCAAAAGACCTGACGGTGCTCGCTACCATTGTCGGCGAAGCACCGGCGAAGACGGTCGGCGATGTCGGTGTTTTCGTGGTGGAAGCGGGGAAGGTGAAACCGGTATGAGCGGCAGACAAAAAGTTATCGCGGTGGACCTTGACGGCACCCTCGCGTATTACGACCACTGGCGCGGCGCGGACCATATCGGAAAACCCATCGAGACCATGGTCGCCCGGGTGAAGTATTGGCTCGATGCCGGGCACAAGGTTGTGATTTTCACCGCCCGCATTACCGGGGACGATGACGTTTCGGTTGAGCCCGCGCGGATCATGGAAATTCGAAACTGGCTATCCGCCTGTGCCGGGCTTCCCCACAATCTCGACATCACGAACGTAAAGCGGAAAGAGTTTTCCGAATTCTGGGACGACCGCGCAGTCGGGGTTGTCCCCAACACGGGGATACGGGTCGGACTCGCCCCTTAAAAGAAAATGGTTTACCATTTTCTTTTACTTCCGGTGACTGTTACCTCGATATGGGATCGCCTACAGCACCAACGACGAACGTTCGAATCGCCCCGAAACTCGATGACACCGAGCAACGCCTAGTTTTCAAACTCACCGCCGCGATAATCTCCGGCGCGGGGCTCGCAGGCACGGATTGGGTAACCACTACCGCCACACAGAACGGCAACTGGTTTCTTTTTCATGCCGTCACTGACTGCGTGATTTCTTCCGTGACTTATGCGTCCGGCACCAGCACCGGCTCGCCCGCCGGGCTAACGCTCAAAGCCGGGGATCGAATTTACGGTCAAATCCTCTCGCTGACACTAACCTCCGGCTCCGGGGAGTTATACCGCGCAGCGATTGGATGACGAACCAAGTCCAGAACCAAGTTCTTTTTCCTTCCGAGACAGCCATCGGGAGCGGCTCTGGTCCGCCCGCACCGAGCGCGCCGAGCAACCTCGACATTGATACCGATACCTCAGACGCAGACCACGTCATTCTTACGTGGACGAATAACGCAGTCCCAACGACGAACGACGTCTGGGTAAGCCTCAACGGTGCTCCATACGTTTTCCTCGCATCCGTTGCCGGTGCCACTGCGACCTATACGGATACTTCCGGCGGCTGGGCGGATGGGGATGTCCGGGATTACAAAGTCCAAGCGTGCGCAGGGTCCTGCTCAGCGTTTTCGAACGTGGCCTCGGGCTCGTATAACCTCGGAGCACTTCAGGCGGGGGCTTACAATTACCCCACGCTAATTATTGATTTCGCGGGGATTGATACCGCCGGGTCCGGAGTAGCAACGCAGCTTAATCTTCCGAAGCTTCGGAAGATAAAAGGGAGTAACCTTGGGTTCACAGGGGAGCCTCTGGCGACCTTCGATGTTTCGCAACTCGCCATCGTTGAGGGAAGCGTATCCTTCAATAGCTGCGCGAATCTCACCACCGCGAATTTCCCGGCGCTCGTTAGCACGGGAGGCGGTTTTGATTTAGGGTCCTGTGCCTCGCTCGCTACACTCACTGCGCCAGTATTGGCGACCATCAACGGGACCCTAGACCTCAGCAACTCGGGGACTTTCAGCGTTTCTTTTCCGGCGCTTACGTCTGTGGTTTCCATCGCATGCCTGACCTCCGGGTTGACCAGCTTCGCCGCAAACGCGCTTACCGGGGTTCAAAACGACGTCAGCTTCAGCGGCTCCGGGGACCTCGCCTCGATTGGATTCAACGCGCTACAGGACATCGGCTCTGCTACAAATTCCGGGCTCGATCTAAGCGGTATCGGCGGCGCAGCAATTTCTTTTCCGGTTCTCAACAACATCGGCGGACCGGGCGGGGGGACCTTCACTTGCGCAAACTCCGCGATTACCAGTCTCAATCTCGCAGGACTCGCTGGAGTTGGCGGTGATTTCGATTGCAGCAATACCGGATCGCTCGCCGTCATCAACATCGCCTCACTGGGCACGATTTTCAACGGGGGTTTTAATTTAAACACCTGCTCGGCATTAACGACGCTGACTCTCGGCAACGGAACCAATTTTATTGACCTCTCTACCTCCCCGCTATTGGCGAATCTCACACTCCCCAATTTTCTTTTCCCGGACGGGGGTTTTATTAGCTTTGCTGGGTGCAGTATTCCCGCAGGTAATTCCGCCGCAGGCACGGGCATAAATGGAATCCTCGCGCGCGGGGTTGCGAGCGGGGTAACCTCGGACGAGTTTGACCTCGACGGGGGGAGCAACGCTGGGCTTTCGGCTTTATCCGTTCAGGGCACCGCAGACTATAACACTCTCACTACAGCAGGAAACATAGTAAACATTAACGTATAAAACTTATGGCAGACGATCCTTCGATAGCATTACTAACGCCGACGCTTACCGTCGCCGCAGTGGAGTCCGTAACGATTCGGGTTCGCCTCGGCTGGGTAGCTAATGAAAACCGGCTCGGATACCGGGAGACCGAAATCTATTGTCGTGAACTCGGCGCAACCGAATGGAAAGTTTGCGGCATCGCTGGGGCGAACGAAACCTCGGCTCTGGTCGAGTGGTCCGACTCAGAGAATGCGACGCCGCTACTCGCCGAAAAGATTTACGAGTTTTCTGTCCAGAACTACGGACCGGATACGCCGGTAACGGTGTCCAGTTCGGGTCAATCGGCACCGCTCTCGGTAGCTACCTGATTGTGCTCGCCGAGCGGGTCGCGCTCGTCGAGAGCGGATCGCTTGACGAATCCGAGCGACCGAAGCATCCGATTCGCGCGATGCTTCCAGCAGTTGCACCGCGTCACATCCGGCTGGGTGTGCTTCGGATGATTCGGCGGGAGGTTGTCGGTGGGTTTTGTTTTTTCATACTCACACCCGGGAGCATGCCGCCCGTTTTCGAGCGCCTCGTTTAGCAGTTGAATCAGCGGTGCTGGTTTCATATCGTCACAATAGCACACCGCTTTTCCCTGTCAACAAATTATTTTGCGCCCGTGACTATTACAGGTAGCAAGAAAAAACGCACACGAATTATATGGCAACACTCTCACAGACAAATGCAGATGCGCTCCAAGCGGCGATTGACCGGCTCGTCAAGGAGAACGCGACTGAAATTCCCTTCGACGCGGAGATTATCGAGCGGGTAGCCCGGGTCGCGGCCAGCACGGGTTTCCTCGGCGCGGGCAACTTCAAAGAAGCCGCCCGGGACCGGCCAATCTCGGTGCTGCTCCAGTTCATCAAGTTCATCGGCACCTAATCCTTCGGATTAGCTGAACTACTAATTTACCATCGCCGCCGGATTCCGTTTGACGGGTCCGGCGGTTGTGCTATTGTAGTCTCATGGATAGCGAAAAGCGGCGGGCTCTGGAAAATCTTTGGTTTACGTTTGGGAACAACGGATCGAAGCATACGTGGGGAAATCACAAATTTATTCAAGGCTTGCTGGAGCGGGGCGACGATGATCGAGAGTTTTTTCGGCGAAGGGGTAGGATAGCCGGGTTCTTGCCACTCACAAAAGAATGCGAAGCCGCCGTGGATGCCGTCCTAGCATGAACCCTCGGGAGCACAGTAATGACGAGGCGAACGCAAAAGCCATCGAGAAACTCGGCTGGGTCATCGAGTCCTCCGGCGACGGATATTTTCGCGCGGCTCAGGGCGGGTTCAAAACAAAATGGTATGACAGCTTGACAGCCGTCGCCGAGCATGTTAAGCTATTGTCGAAATGAAATACACAGTCATTGAAATCGAAGGAGGAGCCCATCGGGTCCTGAATCCGGAAGGGGTCAAAATCTGGGAGTTCACCGGCTTCCGTTCTTTTGCCGACGCAAATCGCATGGCGAACGAGCACAACACCACGCCCGGGATGAAGGTGCGCGGTCCCTCTGTGTATGGCGGCTGGCAGGTATTTTTCGGTCGGAAGAAAATCATCGGCGGGTTGCCGAGTCAGGATGACGCGATTTGCTGGGCGGCTGAACATAACCCGGACGGATCGCGCAAAGAACCGCTCGGCAAGCTGCTTCTGAACATCAAAGGGAATTTCGACCCCGGCGAAGCCGGTTCGCCCCATGTGGACTGCGACTGCATGGCTTGCCGTCCTTGGACCACATGAGAATTTTTCGCTACATCCGTGTTTCCGGGCTCGGGCAGGTGGACAAAGACGGTCCTATTCGCCAGCGGGAAGAAATTGACAATTTTTGCAACCGGCATGCCCTTCAGTCAATGGCGGAATTCGTCGAGGAAGGCGTCTCCGGCACCGTCGAGAGCATGGACCGCCCGAAGTTCTCCGATATGCTGCTCAAGGTGGATGCGATGCGCAACGCGGGCAGTCCCTTATTTTTCATTGACGCTATCGTGGTCGAGCGAATGGACCGGCTCGCGCGCGACCTGATGGTCTCCGAGTTTCTGCTCCGCGAATGCAGGAACCGCAATCTAAAGGTCTTCTGTGTGGATCAAGGAGAACTGATTGACATGGCGAGCAATGAGGGAGACCCTACCCGCGTTATGCTGCGCCAAATTTTAGGTGCCATTGCACAATGGGAGAAATCGGTGACTGTTAAGAAGCTGAAGGCCGCGCGTGCGCGTAAGCGGCGCGAGGCCAAAGAATGCGAAGGCAAAAAACGCTACGGTCGCTTCGACATCGAGGAATTCGAGACGAAGCAGGAAATTCGAAAATTGATAACTTCGGGGTTATCATACGCAGCGGTTGCTGATATACTTAATGCGCGTGGTAGCACGGCTACCCGGCACGGAAAAAAATGGAACAAGTCCAACGTTTACACGGTGGATACAGAACGCAGAACGAAAGGCAAAATAAATGCGAGGCGCGATAATGCAATACGAACGGGTGAAAGGTTGCTGCACAGGACGATGCACGTCGAGGAAAACCTCGGCAGTGGAGGCAGCGCACGAGGAGGCGAAGAAAGCGGCGGCGCTCCGAGTGGAGGAAGCGGAATTGAAGCGGGCGCGAATAGCTAACGGTGCCGAGCCGGGCTATAAAAATGGCGAGCCGTATTCGCCCGAGTAGGTGACTATTTTTGGGGACCCGGAGCCGAACGGCACCGAAAGGTGTGGACGTGGCCCGTGGCCGGATGTCCGAGCAGCAATGCCGGAACGACCTGATAATGTAGGGACGATAGAATCCGGTTTCCCCTGATTTTTTAGCGGGGTAGAACAGTGGTAGTTCGTCACGCTCATAACGTGAAGGTCGCTGGTTCAATTCCAGCCCCCGCTCCCAAATCGTTCAGTTGATTGGCGACCGGGGTGGGACACAATCCTGCCCCGGTCATCCATTTTCGGGTGACTATTAGGCAGAATGAAGATTCTGACCATTTACTCCCCCGAGTCCGCCGGGCTTTACCGCATCTGGGTGCGAAGCTGGCGCTCCCACGGTTTTCGACCCGGCATACTCTCTGCAAAGGAAATCGCAAAGCACGGATCGCCAAAGCGCGCCCGAAACGCTCGCCGGTGCTCCCTCCCTATCGTTCAGCCGCGCCTGATTAACTTCGGGCTATCTGGACGCAATGTCCGGAAAAATGTCCGGATACCCCATGTTCCGTTCGGTCACCCAAGATGGAAAACTGCGCCAGTGGTGCTTTTTCCTGAAGGCACCACCGAGGAGCAAATTCTTTCCTGCGGTCGCGCGATATGACCGGGGCTGTCTCCGAGTTGGCGAAATTCGTCGCGAGCGCAGTTCACGCGAAGCGCCCGTGGGACGCCGCGTCTCAGATTGCGTTATCGTTTAAACTCGATATTCGCTTCGACGAGCAATCAAAACCGGACAAGTATAATTCCGTCCTTCAATATTTTCTCCACGAGTTGATGAACAACGGCGGCATGGCGGAGGCCGCGCAGATTCTTTGGTCGCCGAATCAATTTACACCCGAGCCCGGCAGCGTGCGCGACATCTGGAATTTATTCGACACGTCTGCACACGGGTTAATCATGGGCGCGGCGAGCATGGGAAAATCTTTTTCTCTCGGCGTCCGTCTTTTCATGGAGTGGCTCCGTGATCCTGAGTGGACAAGTATCCGGGTAGTCGGTCCCAGCGAAGACCATCTGGAGCAAAACCTTTTTTCGCATCTGGTGGGCTTGCATGCACAGGCGACGCTTCCTATGCCGGGCGAAGCTGGCGACTTGTTCATCGGCATGAACCGGCGAAATCAACTCGGGTCTATCCGAGGGATCGTTATCCCGAAAAGCAATTCGAAAAAGGCCGGACGTCTGCAAGGCGGACATCGTAAGCCGCGAAAAACGCCGCATCCAAAATTCGGCCCGCTCTCGCGCATGTTCATTTTCGTTGACGAAATCGAGAACGTCCCGAACGGCATCTGGCACGACATTGACAACGTGTTATCCGAAATCAGCGGCGATGGCGGATTTAAAATTTTCGGCGCGTATAACCCGAGCAACCTCGGGGATGAAGTTGCAAAGCATGCCGAGCCTACCTTCGGCTGGAGCAACCTCGACGCGGATGTTCATTACCGGTGGGTATCCATGCGCGGATGGGATGTTCTCCGGCTCGACGCGGAAAAAAGCGAGAACGTAACTTCGGGGAAAATAATTTACCACGGGCTACAAACGCGCGAGGGGTTATCGCACATTTCATCCAGTTCCGGCGGACGTAATTCCGCAGGTTACATGACGATGGGGCGCGGAATGTATCCGCAGCAGGGCACGGAGTTGACGGTTATTCCGCCCGGAATGCTGCAACGCATGCGCGCGGAGTTTATTTGGATGGACGACCCTACTCCAGTCGGTGCGTGCGATTTGGCGCTTGAGGGCGGCGACGATTGTGTTTATTTTCTGGGGAAGTGGGGGCTCGCGACCGGAGTAAAATACCCGCCCTCAGTCGAGCATCCAAACGGGCAGGTTGTGACTTTCAAGAACGAGAAGGGAAGCGCGATGGCCCGCTGGGGGCTACAGGCGGACAAGTTTTTCGTTCTCCCGAAGGGTGAAACGGTCGCGATGAAAACGACCGTGATTGATTTTAGCAAAAAGGCGGGGGTCCGCCCAAACTTTTTCGCGTGTGATAGAACTGCCCACGGTGCCGGAGTTGCCGATTTAATGCGGCATGAGTGGTCGAGCGAAATTCACGACATCAATTACTCGGAGAGCGCCAGCAATGAAAAGCTGATGCTCGAAGATACGAAGACTTGCAAGGAGCAATACTCCCGGATGTTTACTGAGTTATGGTTCGGGCTCCGCAACTGGGGAGAGTTTTTGTATCTGGTGATTTCGCCAGCAGTGGACATGACGAAGCTGGGTCAGCAACTTACGCAGCGCAGATTTATTACCGGACCGGTTTCAAAAGTGGAATCGAAGAAAGATTACCAGTCCCGGGGGTTCGGGTCGCCCGGAGAAGCGGACGCACTCACGCTGCTAGTTTACGCAGCACGGAAAGGCAGTGGGGTGACTATTAGCATGAAGGGAGAATCCGCCGTGACCCCCTCGGCTTGGGAGGATGATTGGCCTTCATCCGGCATGATGGGCGGCGCGAAGATTGACGAGTCGAATCGAACGGACGTGCTCATAGAACGGGAAGAAATTCCGGCGTTCGGTTTCGGGACCAGCGACTCCGGGTTTGATATTTTATGATCCAGATCAACCGAAATTTGTTTCCGCGCGACGGATACTTTTTCAAAGACGCTGACGGAATAAGCATCCGCGCCGATAGCTGGCCCGGCGTGATAAAGCGAGTGGAGAACTACCGGAAACGCAACGGGCGCGAAGTCGGCGACGTGGAGCGGGAGGTAATGGCCCAAGCGTGTCAGCGAAATCCCGGGCTCTGCACGGACGAGAACGCCGCTTACAAGGTCGAGGTCTCCCGGGCGTCGCTGAAAAGCCGTTTGCTCATGTGGTTAGCGAAACGGCAGCAGACTCTAGCGTCGAATCCGCCGACTTTTGTGTCCGAGGCTGAGTTTAAAACCCGCGCGTCCACTTGCGCCGGGTGTCCACTGAACCAATCTCTGCCGGAGGGATGCTCCTCGTGCCGCGCCGCCGTGAACGAGTCGAGAAAAGCCATCATCGGCGGGCGTTTTCAGGATGGCAGGCTCAACGCGTGCTCGGTTTTGGCCGAGGATTTGAATTCGGCGGCATGGACCGACGAAGTCCGGCAGGAAAATCCCGAGTTGCCGGGGCATTGCTGGCGAAAAATAACA